TACCCCAATTTTCTGCTACACAATATCTATAATTCGCCATGTTATCCTCACGTTTTTGCGACAGTTTCTACACCATCTGTTTTAGTCCATTCTTCCGTGTTGTTCATATTCGGAACACCTGGACCCTGTTGTCCACCTGCTAACAAACCGAGTGAGCCTGTACCTGAGCCACCATTAGTAAAGTATCGCCCCTCACTAAGATTTGCAACTTCTGCCCAACTTGAGCCATTCCATTCTTCTACATTAACCCAATTAGAAGGAGATGGATTATAACTACCACAAGCAACTGCTGATGGAGTAGAACCAAAACCACCACCATATATTTTCATTATATTTAGGTCTGCAACTTCTGTCCAAGAACTTCCGTTCCATGTTTCGGTATTAGTAAAACCTGCATTGACGTTAGGGAGAGTACCACCACCAAAACATATTGCTTCTGAATTAGAAGTACCACCACCTGCTCCTTGTTCTCTCGCTGTATTTAAATCTGCAACCTCAGACCAAGATGTTCCATTCCAGCTTTCGGTAAAACCTATTGTCGTATTACTTGGGCCACCCTCACCACCAAATGCTAGTGCTGTATCGTATAAACCACCACTCATGTGAGCATGTCTACCTGTGTTCAAATTATTAACTTCAGTCCAAGATGAACCATTCCATGTTTGAGTGTTAGGTGTTTCAGGCTCACCACCAAATATAAGACCTGCAGCCGAAGTTCCTGCTCCTCTTGTTTCAGTTTTTGCAGCAGGAATATCTGCAACCTCTGACCATGAACTACCATTGTAGCTTTCAACATTGCTTGTTCTTCCTGAGCCTGGTGCATACGTACCACCTCCATATAAAGAACCCGATTGTGTTCCAAAAGAAGCTCCTCTTGTTCTACCTGAATTCATATTTCCACCTGTAGCCCACGAGCCTGCTCCTTGTGGTGCTTTGTATTTTAATAAATTAGTAGTTGTGTTGTACCATACTTCTCCAGTTATAGGGTCAGATGGGTCTGATGATACTATTGCTATATTTATGCCATGTTTATCTTTATAATTACTCATAATATTCTCTATTTATTTTTTATTAACCAACCTTTAGTGTCATCTGTGAAAACCAAAGTATTCCCTGCGCCTTTAACAGAAATGACTAAATTTTCTGCTACTCCCTCAATTGGTTTCCCATTTCTTCCAATAGTCAAATTATATGTATGAAATGAACTTGCATAATCTTTAAATGAAACTTCTTCACCTATAGATGGTGAACTAGGCAATGTTAATGTCCATGCACTAGCAGAAGTGTTAGCAAAAATGCCTTCACCCGCACTTGCCGTATAATCACCTGTTTTTACAGCTTGCCATGATGTACCACCTGCACCACCGATAGAACCCCATTCTGACCCATTATAGCCCTCAAATTGAGTAAGTGTAGAGTTGAACCTAAACATACCTGAAGCTGGTGAGCCATCTCTTTGAGCAGTCGTTCCGACAGCTATATTCGAGCTACCAGTCGTTGAGGTTTTTAAAGTTACGCCAGTTAAAGATGTACCAGCACCACTAAAAGTTACTGCGGTGCATGTTCCTGCACAAGAAACATTACCATTTGATGCTATGGTTATCGCATCAGTTCCATCTGTAAATTCTATCAAAGGTGTTCTTATTGAATCTGATTTAAAATATTCTACAGTATCATTGGCTTGGTCTAATGCCATTATTGTTATATTTGCATCATTATCTTCATTTCTTATATAAAGTATATTCGCAGATGTGTCATACCATAGTTGATTGGCATAATTTGTAGATGGAACAGAAGTACCTGATGATGTACTGCCTAATGCTTTTAATGCAAGATTCAAATCACTCCTAGTATTAGGAAATGTCTGATTTGCAATATCTAAATCGTGTTGTGACATAAAATACTTCCTTTAATATTAACTCAAATATAGCATAACATCTATGCCGATTCTACATAACCATAACCTTTAGCTACATAATCAAAATTTCTATCAACTATACTACCGCCAGAATTTTTAAATTTAATTGTAAAACCTGTTGCTGATTTAGATGTTAGCTCATAAAAATCACCAGTTGCAAGACTTTGTGCTGATATGCCTAAACCTTGTAATTCTTTAAAAGCTGGTGAGAATGTAATAACTTTTCCACCGCTTCCTGTTGTAGATGCAACATCATCTTCTGCTGTTGTTCGGTCTGGCATGTCTACACTAGCAACAAGTTCATATATTGATGGACTTACTGTTTGATTTGTTGTCGTTAAAACAACTCTGAGTTTTATATATCTTGCTTTATAGTCACCTAAAATATAAGTACGATAATCTGTATAAGTAGAATTATCTGTAGATGTAGATATTTGTAACTCTACATTTATATCATTATGTTCTGTGTATGCACCATCAAAATTACCTGTTTGAGTATCAAATAAACCATCAAAAGAATCAAATAAACTTGCTATGTCTAATCTATTAAATTTGCAAGTAAATGTAACACGACTATTATAAATACCACCTAAATCGAATGTTGGAAAATCATAAAAACCATCTAAGTTAAATGATGTATCGCCACCATCATCAAAATCTCCTGAAGAAGAATCGAAGTTACCGATACCGTTGTCAAATAACTCGCCCTCTAATATTTCTAAATATTTAACGCCATCTCTTGTTACTACCTCAACCTCGTGTTTTGTTCCTGTGAAGTTTGGTGATTCTGTTTGTGTAGCTACGACATTGAAATCCCTACTAATTGCATTTAATATAATTACTGTCTTAGCTGAATTCACACTTTCTATACCTAATACATCTATAGCCTTAATCATATATGAACCAGTTTGCGCTGGTAAAACTATACTATTCGCTGGTTTACCCACTTTTTTAGCCACTACAAGTCCTTCTTCAAATTTAGTATTTGATGTTAAAGGTGTATGTCTTATTATGTAATGTGATAAATCTAAGTTAGTAACAGGTGTCCAGTTGAGATGTACAACATCACCAACAACATTACTCGAAAAATTAGTAACATCATCAGGCGGTGCTGTTTTACCAATTACTTCGTGTGTAGTGGTAGTAAACTCTGAATGTACATTGAATGCATTGATAGACCTTGCTCTAACATTATAAATAGCACTATCCTGTGCATTAACTAACTCGAATATATTTCCTTTACTTCTACCGAGTGTTATAAATTCGCTTCCAACTTCATTAGTATTCTGTGCTTCCACTTCAAATTCGTTAGTCGTACCTTGACTAGATAAACATGTTATTTTCATAACTGTTATAGGCGTTTCTGCATATAGTCGCAGTTCATCAGTCACAGATATAGAGGGTGGTGTGACATCTTGTGGTGTTGGCAAAGTTGTATTATCTAAAGAAAAAGTTGTTTCTTCTGCATCCCAATCATAGACAGATGATGATGTTTCTTTCATTATTAAATCAATACACATATCTTGACCTAAAGAAAAAGACCAGTCCGCTATTTCAAATATTTTATTCGAGAATCCTAATCTTGTATTGGATATATTGACAGCATCTCCAACTTGTAAAGTAAATCCTTTCATACTAACTTTACAACTTAACTGCATCTGTTGTCTGTTTTTGAATAAAACTATTTTAGCGATTCTTTGTGCCATTGTGCTAGATTTAGTAAATGGCAAATCAATATCAGCAAATATTTGTTCACCATCAGCATCAACGAATGTTTGAGATGTGACCATAGGATAATCAGTTGGTTGCCAGTTAGTTTCATCACTAGTAAATACACCTTTAACAGTATTGAACATATCTTTTCTTGATTGTTTTGCTATTAAATTTATAGCACCTGTAAAATTACTTTCATCAAGAGATATTGTTGGGGCAACATATTGACCACCTTTTATCATAAATTTACCATTAGAATATGCTAATGTTCCAACACAAGATGACAATAAATCATCAATTATTTCCATAGGTGCAATATCAGAATATATAATGCCATGAGTTTCATATCTTTTTTCAGTACCACCAGCAGAGAGTGTTACATTTTCATCACATAAGTTCGCCATAGTAGTAAATGAAGCTGTGTCCATATTATTTGTAGAGACACCTAAACCTAATCTAGTGTCTGTCAGATAATCATACAAAACCAAAGCTGGGTTCGGTGAATATGCTGTACTGCTATCTCTAACATCAAGTATCTTTTTGCCTTTTATTTCGGCACTTACATTAGGTATACCATTCGGGAAAGCATCAGCATCATAATCTAGTGTTATATACAGATAAGCGATACCTCTCAATCTGTGGTCAGTAGTCCATTTAGAAACACTTGATACTAAGTCAGCATCAGCTACTTGGTCATCACTACCTAAATGTTGTTTAATTCTGACTTTGTAAGATTGTCCCGTGATAACATTTGATGTACCGCCATATTTACTAGGTGCGGTAACTTTATATCTTGCTATGCTGTTAGAATCATTACCAGTGCTTGATATAGTTAGTTCTTCATCATTAAAATATATTTTTTCGAATGATTGTATTTCATGTGATGCTATTTGAACTATTAAATGCAAAGTTTTATTATTATCAGTCGTGTCCATAAATAAAATAGCACCTGACTTTTTACTTTCGCCGTAAACCATATCTCTTGCGCTGATTGGTTGTCTTACCATAATAGAACGATTCGCTGTTTCTTGTGAGTAAGACCTTTGTTGTAATGATGAGTTTCTTGCTTTAGGTTTTACTGTCAATGCACTAGCTATAACACCAGTCGCTGCGATTCCTGCGACCGCTGCCCAACCAATAGAACCAGCAACATAAATCTGAGGTGCTAAATAAATGACTACAGCTGTTGCTATTACATTTACAATAGTATTGACTGTACTACCCATCTATATATTCCTGTTTTGTATATTTAGTTTTTTGTTCACTTATATTACATATATCTTGTATTCTTAACCATGATACAGGTTTATTTAGTCCTAGTTGCATAGTAAAATATTTTTTTGCCCATTCGTATACACCATTAAAGTTATCATCATGGCATATTGAATCTACAATCCAACAGTTATCACCACTATCCCAGAAGTTAAATAACATTTGACCAGTTTTTTTATAGTGTTCTTCGTGTCTTTCACTCATAAAAGCCCAGTTAGTGAATGCTACTATTTTATTATTTTTTTTGTGTACTTTGTACTGTTTGAGTTTTATGGACTGTTGTATGTGGCACAATAATTGTTCTTTAGTATTTGTTTTATACTTATCGAATTTTTTATAAAGTTCAATTATTTGTTCTTCTTCGTTCATATATTTTTAATGAATTATTTAACACCAGCACCCCAAGCAATCGCTTTATCTTGTAAGGAAGTCACAAACTCACAACCTTTGTCATTCGGGAATAAATTCTGTTGGTCTTGGTCTGTGTATCTTCTATCTATAGGACTTTCTAAAGTTACTAATTTATTCTCTATTGTAAAATTTAATGATGATACATCACCACTTTCTTTTAAAACCATTGAATCAATAAAACCTGAAAAAATTTGATAAGGTGTATCAACAATAGCATCAGCATTTGATGATGTAGTTAAAACACCAAAATATATTTCAACCACCATTCCTTGTGTATCTTCTGTTAGACCAGCAGATAGAATAGAAGTATCTAAACCATTCAAAACAATCTCGACACCAGTTGCTCTAGTATCTGATGTTTCTGTTATAGGTGATATGTTGAGAATATCGCCTGTACCTAGATATGTTTCAGTATCTATTACTAAATCAGCATATGTAGTAGATAATCTTAAATCCCCACTAGTGAATTTCATTTTTATAGCATAAAAGGGTCTGAGACTTCCACTAGTGAGTTGTGTTCCGAATGTGTTGCCAATCGTTCTTGACATATTATTTTATTTCTTTTTAGTTGTTTTTTTCTTTGTTACTTTTTTAGTTGCTTTTTTTTCTGTAGGTTCAGTTACTTTAATTTCCATAGCCAAACCTGATGTAACAAAAGTATTAGCTAAATTAACTTGCCATTCCTCTTTACAATCTAATATATCACCTTCTTTGTATTCTTTACATACATTACCACTAGCATTAGCAGTACCTTTACAATTCGCTATCATTTTAATTTGCATATTTACCTCCTAAATCGAATGGGGCATGAAACAATGAACACGCCCACATTCTAGACACATATAGTGTCAATTATTTATGTATTAACAGAATAAGCATCTGTTGCATCTTGTGGGTTACCTTGAACACCAGTAATACTCATTGGAGTACCATTGGAGTGTGTCCCAGTTGCATCAATTCTTACTCTTACATATCTCTTACCACCGATATAACCAATCGTTGTTATCTGTGGTGTTTCACCGTTAGCATCAAGAAGTAAAAATACTCCGTTCGCATCAACACCTTTACCTGTTGTATTCAGGTTAGATGTTACCGCAGCGAATGTACTGTTATCATCTGAATCTTCTAAATAGTATTCAAATTTAACAGAACTACTCAAAGTATCTCCTTCAACGCCAGTACTAACAGTTAATTGACAAGAACTAAATCCTTGTAAATCAACTCCAGTACCATTTGTATCACCAGTTATTACAGCGGGTGCTACAACAACTACTGTGTTTGTGTTATTAGCTAAATCTCTCATTAATAACTCCTATCTTATGCAGATATGTTTTGTAGTCGTATTGCTTCTGCAAGAACTACAGTACCGCCAACTCTACGCCTAGCAGTGTAACGAACATTACCCAAATGTTGTTGTGTGAATGGGTCACGAACTATGGACATGTTTACTCGGTCTACTAGAGTATATGCTCTAGAGAAATCACCGAATGCAACAGGTTTAGCCCCCGCACCTACATCTGGCATATCTTTTGCAAGAGTATAACCATAACCAGCGATAGTGCTTGGTGCACCACTCACTAAGTTTAGTCCAACATGGAAAACTTTTTGACCTGCAGTATCTTCTAATTGAAGAATCGCAGCGAAAGTAGACCTGTTCATAACAAATCCAGCATTTCTTAAATAGTCTGATTTAAGTGCATAGATTAAGTCATAAAGACCATCAGCAGTAAGTTTTGTACCATTACCTGAGTTAGTAGCAGATACACCAGCAGATGCATCAGTAAATCCTAAAGGTTTACCAACACCATTTCCTGCTACGACTGCAAGTCCTTCAGCAACAGCGAATTGTTCAGCAAACTCAGTAGCCATTTCTGACTCCATATTGAATGCAGAATCTTCTAACATTGCTTGTGACATATCAACCTTTGCATATAACTCATGTGCATCTATTGACATCAAGCCAGTAGTATACCCAGTTGTTTCTGTTCTAGTCGCTGTTTCAGAAACGAAAGATGCAGCGAATTGACCAGTTCTCTTTGGAACTTCGATTCCTCTTTTATCTGTGCTTCTAATTTTAACTAGACTACGCATAGGTGAGAATTCTGTTACAGATTTAATAAGTTCTGCAACATATTCTGTTGGACAGTAGTAACCACCTAATGAATCATCTGATTCATAAAGTGCTTTTGTTTCATCAGGTTCTAATTCCTGATTTCTTAAAAATTTACTGAATGCTTTCATTTGTATATCAACTTGTTTAGTTTCAAGTCCAGTTTCTGGTCTTGCTAATTTAGTTTCTAAAGCATCTAGTCTTTTTACAGCTTCTTCTAATCCTTGTTCTTTAAGTTCAGCATCTTGTTTGAGTTCTACTTTCGTAGCAACATCATCAGCAAGTTTATTTACTTTTTCTTGAAGTAAAGGGTCAGAGATACCATTTTTTTTGATTTCATCAATATTTTTTTGGTTTTCACTTTTGAATTCTTCAAAAGATTTACCAAGATTATCAATTACATCATTAATTTCTTCAGACATAATATCCTCTTATTTCTTTATTAGATTGATTAACTGATTCATGCTTTCAACAACATCTCGTTGCTGGTCACTCCGATATGATTTGTAAAGCACTTGTGCAGTGTGTTTTGCAACAGAAAATGATTCACAACCTACATCTCGTAAGTGTTCCTCTATTTCTCTCACGTTCATTTCAGCAAGTTTAACTTTTGTTACCTTTGCTTTCGGATTCATTGGGAAAGTGACTAATGATATTTCCATTAAGTCTACTGACTTGATTATTCTTTTCTTTTGTTTTGGGTCATATTTATAATCATCAGGTGATAATCTATATCCTATTGACATAGAATCTAAAGCACCCATTTTCATGAGTTCATAAACTTCACGACCTTTTTGTGTACCCATTGCTAATCTGCCCTTAATATAAAGACCTTTATTATCTTCTTGTAAGGAATCAATTACTCCAATAGGTTCATCTGTTTTATGTTGATAGAGTAATTTTATTTGTTTTGGCTTTCTGTATTTAAGAGTTTCAGAGAAAGCACCTTTACGAATGACATCATTTCCTAAATCTTTATTGTTAAATACTGAGCCGTAACCCTCAAAAGCACCATCTTCTTCTGTGTCGATTTCTTTAAATTCACAAGGTAAGTCTGTATTAACATTCTCAAATATAGTCGAATCTTGTAATTCTTGTTCACTAGACATAAATAAAACCCTCTAATTGAATATATATACGGATATTTTAACCATATTTATCAAAATAAGTCTAGATTTATTCTACAGTCACATCATCTTCATCATAGTACATTGTAAAACATCTACAATTAACAACATTACTAGCACCGCCATTTGGGTCGCCAGTATATTCCATTATTCTTTCTTGTAACCCATTTTTACTTGGTGTGAGTACAGTAAAATTATCTTCTAAAGAAACTCTAGTGCCACTCATATCTCTATGCCATGTTCTCGTTCTCGGGTCCAATGCACTGAGCCATTCTTTGACAGGTTTTTTTAATGCTAATTTACCAGCAATTTTATAATTGCCATAATTGTATGCTTGATGTGTTTCCGTTCTTGCAATGACTTTACTTCTACCCGAACTAAATGCTGATGATTTGGCTATCTGTTCTGCTGTATCATCTTGACCGAATCCCTCTTGTATAGAAAAAGCTATGGCAGATTGTATTTGTTTTCTAGTGGTTTCAGTTATGTATGTAACATTTTGAGCAGTGTTTGTTGAAACATAATCTAGAGTTACCTGCGCTACTTCATCTTCTGCTTTTTTTAACAATCTAGATGTTTTAATGCTTCTTGATGATTCTTCTATAATAGTTCTAGTATTTATTTCTAATAGTTTATATAAGTCTTTCCAATAATCCTCATAATACTTATTTGGTATTTCACCTAACTCAGAGAAGTTTTTAAACGCATATCTTCTATATTTGTTATTGAATTTATCTAGTTTGGTGATTAATGCTCTTGTTAGTCTAATTAATGTTCTTAATGCTTGTCTATATTCTTTTCTACGATTTATTCTTATTTTAGCCATTTTAATGTTTCTTCTAATAGTTCTGTTTGTGTTCCAAATTTTTTAGTAAACAACATTGGGTTTCTATGATAACTCTCATCTGAGTTTCTATGATGATATGGACATAATGGGATAACATGAAAGTGACTTGATTTCTTACCCATTGCGCCACTAGTGATATGATGTAACTCTGCTGGTGTGTCTTCATAACCTAGTTTCCTACATGCTATGCAACCTAATTCAGCAACTCGTTTCATGTGCTTTTTTTCAGCTACAGTTTTCGACTTCATAAAGTAAGTTAATTATAACTTTCTTAGAGTAGCAAATCTATGACCGACTATAGTATCTGTTGGTTCGCCACCACGATATACACGAATTAAACATGCTGGATTATCTTCTGTCGCATTGAGAGTGAAAGAAGTTTTAGGTACTGATAATTTACCTGAACGAACTATTCTAGTAATTTTTCCTCTTGCTCTACCGCCTGAACTATCCCAAGAAACCATATTACCAACTTTTAATGCATCAGCTTCAGCTTTGCTTTCTCTTTCTTTCATGACTTGATTTCTTTTACTCGTTGCCCAACTAAAACCAGCATCTCCACCCCAAAGCATCCATGCTATTTTACCAGCACTAGGATATCCATCTGTGCCACTTTCGAATCCACGACCTTGCTTATCTACTTCATGCCTACTAAAAAAACTGTACATTCTAAGTACAGTATCAGGTGATAACTTTTGTTTGTTTACTAATTGATTGGCTCTAGTAACGCCAACTTGTGTACCACCACGATTAAATTCTTTCCTCATCTCTAAACCTCTTTTGGCATTATTTGCCATAGTCTGTGTAGGAACTAAATCTAAATCACTTAGTGCTTTGCCATCTGCTAATAATGTTTCGTATTCCTCATGAGTTTTACAAGGCATATAAACTGTCTGTCCATCTTCGGTGTGTGAATGTATACCTACACAACCTATTTCTTCTGCTCTTTCCTCTGCTTCTTCTTCTGTTGTGAATGTATCTACATCAACCGCTTCTTTTTTACCATATGCTAAATCATATAATTTTTCATTGCCATCTGCATCTACAGGTTGGTCATTGTCTTCTACACTTGATGAATCAACTTCACCTATTGGGAATAAATTACTTGGTATATATAACTCATCTCCGCCTTGTATTTCTTCTAATCCTAGTTTTTCTCTAGCTTCATTACGAGTCATAATCCCATGTTGCACTGCTTGTGATACATTGGCATATACTTGTTTTGTTTTTTCTGCCATAGCTGGAATGCTAGACAAATCATATTTTATTTTTATGTCGCCATCATAAAGTGGTGATAAGAACTCATTTAAATCAGATTCAACTCTAGTCAATAAAGGTATTATTGTTTCTTCATATAGTGCAAGTTTTGCTGTTTCCATATTAGAATATGTATTAGCTTCAGGTATACCAATCAACTGCGCTGGTACACCAAAACATAATGCAATCTCTCTTGCTGATAAATTTAATAATTCTAAAAAGTCCATGTCTTTAGGATTCAGTCCGAGCTGTGTATAATCGAAGTTACCCTCTAACAACATTGGTCTTCCTGAATTAGAACTACCTTGAAATCTCATTTCTAAATCTTCTAATAGTCTTGCTCTTTGGTCATCAGTCAAAGTTGCTGACATTCCTGTTTCATCTTTAGGTTCAAACTTCAACATACCACTTGGTGTACAACCATTCTTCAATAGTGCAACATTATGTAAACCCGCAAGATTGTGTTGGTCAATATTATAAGCACTCGCTAATATTGGACTTAGCCCATAGAAATCATCTAATGGGTTCCATAGTTTGATTTGTTTTAACTGAGAACGACCTGTGTCTTGGTCTACAGGATATTCCTTTATCACTTGACCGCCTACTTCATAACAGTAAAAATCAGGAATCATTGATGAATTAGATTTTATTTTAATTCTATCAGGTCTTAATAAATATAATTCTCTTGGCGGTGTTTCACTTTCTGTATCTCTTAAAAGATATGAATTACCTGATATAAGTAAATAAGAATATAAAGATGCAAAATATTCTCCGCCACTTTGTAATGGGTTAGGTCTATTTAGTAATGAAATTAATTCATGATTTTCTAATTCTATATCGCCATCAAATACTTGTAATTTGACTGCACTAGCTGAATCAGATATCAGTTTGACACATCTATGAACGATAGCATTATCTTGATAACCCTCTTTGGCATATTCTTTGTATTTTCTATTAGATTTACCCATGTAAGATTCTAATCTGTTAATCATGACTGTTGGTGCTTGTTTTTTTTGTATTGGTTTTTCTTTTACTTTTAAAAACCTGTCGAATATACCCATTAGAACTCCTAACTTATTTTAAATATCGCCTGACCACTGTTTTGCAGTGAGGTTATAGCCCAAACTAATGCATCAACCCTGTCATCATGATATTGTACTCCATTTCCTGTAAACTGACACATCTGTTCCTCTAAATCCTTGAACACACCGACATGATGTATTCTATTTTGTTCATAAAGTGCAGATATCGGTTCTGCTCTTACAATTTTACCTCTACTCGCTCTTACACTTGTATAAGGTATTGACTGACTTTGAGTTCTTAATAATCTCTCTATCAAGTCACCGCCATTATTGACTTCTGCTACAATCCTATCACATTCGTATTGTTTATAAAGTGATATGGCTTTCTTAACCCAAACATCAGGACTGCTTATTTGACTGCCATCATGCAAAATATAATAATGATTATTAACATCACGACCAGCAACTATCATTCCTGTTTCATCAGAGTTCTCATTGCTTGTTACAGCTGGGTCAATAGCTACAACGATTCTTTGTAAATCTATTGGGTAGTTTGTTAATCTGTTTTCTTCTATATTTTTATAATTAAATAATGCGCCCTCTACATCTTCTAGTATTTCTGCATATAATTCCTGTCTACCCATACGAGTTCCCTCATATCTTTCTTTTAGCATTTGTATAGAAGATTCCGCTAGATTGTCAATGTTCTCGAATGTAGAGCCAGTGATAAGTTTGGTATCACTTCTTTTAGATAATGACTTTATTATTTTCGTAGGTCTTGGTGTTGTTGTAATAATACATTTAGGATTCTGCCCTAACCTTAAAGCCATCATTAAGTTATCAAATGTTTCTGTGTATCGCCATGAAGCTAACTCATCACACCATACTCTATGGAACTGTACTCCACGAAGTCTATCGGGCTCTATCGCTGGAAATCCTATTATCTTCGAGCCGTTATAAAAATGTATTTCATTGTCTGATTTATTATATCCTGTTGTGCTGAGTAATCTTTTATCAATTATGTTTATGAATCCTGAATCACCAGCAAATACAACTCTTTTCAAATCACCATAGGTCGGTGCGACTACACCACAAACTACATCATCATTTCTCAAACAATATTGAACAATATCGTAAGCACCTGTTAAAGTTTTCCCCCAACCACGACCAGCTAAAAATAAATGAATATTGAATTCATCTTTATCTTCTACTAATTGTGTCGGTCTAGCTTTTAAATACCACTCAGTGAGTAGATTCAGTGCTATCTGCTTTTGTGAGCTTAGATTCTCGAACTGACTTGATAAGTTGCTCAAATCTTTCTTTTTCATCTGATACATTGTTTATCTCCACGACATCAGTTTCTTTCCAACCAGCTTGTGTTTTCAACCAAAATATTGATGCAGTGAGTGCTTCTTTACCCTCACCAGTCGCCATACGATAGAGATTATTTGCTATTTGTGCAGTAGATTGTGCTTTGCCTACCTTTAATTCTTCATCATAGTATTTGTAAAGTGTCGGTTTTGATATCTTAGCAATAGAACAAATCATATCGTGAGTTATACCAATACCTGACAACCTTTTGACCATTTCAGCTATCTCATCAGTTTTATTTACTACTTTAGGCATATATACTCTTTTTATAGAGTAAAAATAAAAAAAAAGCAAGATATAAAAAAGGGTGAGTTCGCACCCACCCTACTATATAGTTTTTTTGAGAACTTCCATCTACATCTCAATATGAGCCATTACACTCTATGAGTTCGAGCAAGAAACCGAAGTTTCAGGAGTAAGACTCTACCATTATTTTTTAGTCTTACTAACTTACATCTCTATCTGCCATCGTGAACTCTTTTTAGGGATATACCCTGAATTCTTTTTGTCTAATGGTACCCACTAGGCAGTAGTAGTCAGTTCCGATTAATTAAGTCATTCCTAACTACAAGTTCAATATATAATACTTAAAGTATAAAGTAAACCTT